CCGGGATGATCTGGTCAGTCGGCGCGAGGATGCCGCCAGACAGCCCCAGCACGCCGCTGAAGAACTGCGCGGCCGACATGCCGACGCCACCGGCGGCGGACGAGAGCATGAATCCCCAAATAGTGACGATCCAGCCTGCGGACACGTCGCGATCGAGTTCGATGTAGAGGTCGATCGGGTCGCCCGCGTAGGGCCCGACCGTTTCGGGCGTGCAGGTCACGCTGAAGCCGGGTGCGTTCGTACTGGCGAAGAGTTGGAAATCACCCCGCACTGAGCCTGCTTCTCCCATGCTGGCATTCGTGCGCCACCACGGGCAGTAGAACGGTGAGACTGTCTGCTGCCCATTCACCAGCGGCGGCGGCGGAGGTGTTGCGGGCCAAATCTTCTGTTCCGTGCAGAAGGTGCCGTTCAGGTGGATGAAGCTGTCGGCGGATGGGGGCGGCGCGACGACGCAGTATTTAAGGGCGTTCCATGGGGAGCGAGTCGCGGCGTTGTAGTCCTTGACGCTGGACGACAGGCTGGTGTAGGCCGTGCCGGTCGGGATCTGCACGTCCACCACCGTTGCCGTGATGGTTCCCACCGTCTTGCCGCCCGTGCAGATGGCGCAGGGGATCTCGGGACACGTCGGCGTGCAAGTGCAGCAGTGCGATCCGGACGTTTTGGCGCGCAGCAGCTTGCGGCTCGTTCGGTTCCGCTGGAGCTTGCGCGTCGTTGGATTGCGTTGGAGTGCGTAGGGCTTCATTAGCAAAGGTCCGCATTGTCGGCCCAGCAGAGATATATCGGTGTCCCATCTTTGGCGACGGCCCAATAACTGCCCTTGAACGCCTGCGGCTCGTAACCTCCACCGACGCCAAGGTAGTGAGGGACGGTTCCGTCGTTGGCGATCTCGGTCGTGTTCAGCAGATAGACCGTGGTGCCGGTGTCGGCGGTTCCCAAGTCGCTGGTGTTGACTGCCTGGGCCAGCGACGTGTCAATCTCGCTCGACGCGGCATGGATCGGGTTAGCTGTGTACATGCCGTATCGCGGGAGCGTCCCGGCAAGCTGGAAGATCCCCTCACCCGCCGCCGGCCCAAGCCGAACCAGCGCCCACTGCGTGCCGGTGCCGGACTGGATCGTCAGAATCTGTGCCGCGCCCGTGGGACCGCTGTTCAACTGCGTGGCGTCGTTGTTCTTGATGTCTGCATAGCTGTCGTCGGAGCTGTTGACGTTGACCTGGACGGGGCAGCATCCGTAGAAGTAGGCCCGGCCGATCTGGCCCGACTTGATCGGTTCGGCACATATGGCGAAGAAGCCGGTGTATCCCGGCGTCTTGGGCATGACGCCCTTGAACACCAGCCGGTTCTTGAACGCATTCAGGTCGCTTGACGGGTCAAGCAGGCTTTCGGTATCGATCCCCAGAATCTCAAATCGCTTGCGGTCGTCGCCGCTGTTGTTCTGGATCCACGCCATTCCGGCGCCGAGCCCGACGTCCAACGCATCCTGTCCGAGCCCCTGACGGGCACGCTTGTACGCGACCGTCGCGTCCGTGACGGCGTTGTACCACCTGGCCTTTATGGACAACGGATCGCCCGTCGCCACCTTTTTCATGAAATCGCCAGCCATGCGTTCCCCTACAGGTAAGTCACCCTCGGCCGCTTCCGCTTCCACTGTGGAACCGACGCCATCACGCTGCCGCCACACCCGCACATGCTGGCCGCAACGGCACATCCGACCAGACAGTCGAGCAAGTGGTTGTCCGGATTGCCCGGCTTCATCCGCCATTCAAGCAACTTGCGTCCATGCCCCTCGGTCGGCGTGGGATACTCGGCGGTAATGTGGTCGCTCAGCAGCCGGTGCTCCATGGGATCGTTGCCGTACAGGGACATCGAACCCTTGTCGCCCGGTGCCAATGCCAGCCGGTCGTGAACGAACGTCTTCCAGTAGTTAGAGTCGAACCGGACATTTCGCAGTTCGTGCTTGGCCGGCACCGGGATCATCCAGTTCTGTCCCAACTGTTCGCCGGGTTTCTGGCGGTACTGGCTCATCGGCGCCTTGGCTGCCCCGATTCCGACGCCGCGGCTGCCCATGATGACGCCTGACCGACCGCTCATGCGGATAAACGCGAACACCGTGTCGGGCACGTACCCCACGTCCACCAGCACCCGGTCGATCGGCAGGACCGTTTCGTCTTCACGTGTCCACGTCTTGGCGAACAGTTCCCCGGCCAGCGATTGCAACCCCGCCAGGATCGCCCCTTCCTTGCCGATGCCGGGTCGGACTTGCTGCATCGTGCGGGACGCCTCGTGCAGCGCGTAGTATCGTCGCCCCTGGTCAGGCCACGCTCCATAGTCGGCAACGTAGCCATCCTGTTCCATGCTCCACCCGACCACCATCCAGTAGAGCAATGCATCGTGTACGTCGATGAACGCCGTCACCTTCTGGACATGCAGAGGCAACTTTCCCTTGGTCCACCCATTGATCTTCTGGCGGATCTGTTCCGGCTTCAGGTTCGGCGTCCCCAGCCGGTTCGATTGCGGGTCATTTTGGTACTCGGCATGAAACGCGGCCTGGTCCCGCAGCCGCAGGTTCATCGCGTGCTGAATGGCCGATATCTCATCCCGGTTGAACCGGTCCGGCCATGCGACCGACGCCCCTTGTCCATTTCGGCCCGATGCTCGCGGTAAAAGTCCGTCGCCTCGTGCCCGTCGCCGTCGTCTTGCAGGCTCTTGGCGCGAATCTTCGCGTATTCCTCCCACCCCGCGGCGCTGCTCGGCATCGCGTACATCATCCGGCATCGTTCGCCCTGCCATTCCGGGTTCAGTTGCCGATTCAGCATCCGGTCGGCCAGGTCTCCCTCGCGGATGACGGTGCATGGCATGATCCCGGCGATCTTTTGGCCCGGCCCGGCCAGACCCAGAACGTCGCCATGCAGGATCGATTCGCGGTTGGCGCACTGGCTGTCGGACTCGGCCGACTCCCTCGTTTGCGGGTCGTCCAGAATGACCAGTGATGGACGGATGATCGATCCGGTAGGCAACGTGTGGCTCTGGCCGCGAATGCTGCCGGTCAATCCGCAGACGCTGACGATTGATCCGGATGCGGCACTGTCGGCCACGGTCGGCAATACGACCCGGTCGGCCTTCCATCCAATGTTGGTCTTGCGCCCGTCACACAGTTGCCCGGCGCATCGCCGAGCATCGCCTTCCAGTGCCCGTATCGGCTGGCACACCTCCGGGAAGTCGGCCAGCAGCAGGTCATTGGTGTTGAACGCGGCCTGGATGTTCTTCAGCATCGCCCCAGCCGCATCGTCCGTGGCGGCGATCAGACAGACGAAACAGCGGTGCCCGTACAACAGCGCCCACACGGCCGCGATCTGCGCCAGTGCGGTCTTGCCACTACCGCGAGGCATCGCCAGCGCGAACAGTCCGCCCGACAGCACGGCACGCTCGATCTTGCTGATTGCCTTCAGGTGGTCGTCAGACCATGGAAGGTAGAACACCGCCGAAAAGTAGATCTCGCAGAACATCCGGAAATCCCGCCGGCATTGCTCGCGACGATCGGGATCCGCAACCGGCTTGATCGGCCCGACGTCCCTCGTCTGCGCCGACTGCAACCGCTTGGCGCGGTTATCCCGCTCCCGTTTGGCTTCACCAGCCTTCTTCAGCTTTCGTTTGCTCGTGGTGCTGAACATTCCCCCGCTTCGCTCCCGTTAGCGTGCCGAAAGCTCAACCAACTGCCGCAGCGCCCGCAGGGCGGTCGCAAGGTCCATCGCCTCGACTGCCTTCTGATAAACCATCCGCGTCCCCTCGATGGCGAAGCCCATTACGACGTCCGGTCCGGGTCTCCCGACTTGGCGATATGTTTTATCGCGGCGCCGATCAGCGGGCGTGACTTCTCACTCGGCCAATACTGCTTGACGGCGTCTTGGATCTCGGGCTGTGAATGGCCGGCGATGATCCACTCGACTACCTGTCGCAGCGGGTCTACCTGGGTTTTGGCGATCTCGTTCATTGGAAGAGCTCATCCATCCACCGAACGTGGAAGGCGTATACGTCGGGACAGCCGATCAGGGTGATTTGCTCGATGTTTTTGCACGATCTCAGGTTGGCCGACGATTCAACGGCGAGCGTCCGGTCGTCGGCCAGCTTCAGCAACAGCAGCTTGGCGTGGGTGCGCAGCGACAGGAACCTCGCGGATGATCGCTTGCCCAGTTCGTCGGCGGCGAACTGGTAGGCCGGTCCACTCGTTCCCTTAAAATAGTGCGAACACATGAGCCATGCCTTGCCCACTTGGCCGTTGTCGAGCATCGCGCATAGGTCGGAAATGTTCCGCTGGCTGAATCCGAGCGTGGCAATCCGCAGTTCGGCGATGCCGCATCTGGCCAGTGATAGTGTGGCAGGAACCATGTGCCAGAGGGCAAATCGACCGCTGACAGCCAAGTGCAACGCCTCGTCCACTTGTGGCAGAGTGCCGATCGCCTCAACGGCGCATTTGACCTTCCGCACGTCCCGGAAGCTGCGTCTGGTCTTGCGGGCTATGTGGCGACGGTCCCCAGATAGATGCGGCAGCCGGGCCATCTCCGACTCGATCCCATGGGTGATCGGGTTGGCGTTCGGACGCAACGTCGCGTTGACGGTCAGTTGCAACATGATGGCTCAATGCCGGGCTGAGATTCGCTTGATCGCTTCGGCGATCTGGCTTGCCGCCTTCGTGTCGTACACGCGGATGATTCCCACCCGTCCGACTGGCTCTACCTTCGCCTGACGCGCAGCCCAATCGGCCCGGCGTTGCGTGACGCCATGCAGTCGCGCGATTTCAGCTATGGTGTACAGGTTGCCGATCATATTCAGTATGAAATTGCCGTCGGTCGTCCACCCCACCACGTTTCTCATTAGAGGAATCAAAATCCAAGTCGTTTCCTATTCTCAACTGAGCAACGAACGGGCCGGGGCCGTTGCGATGCAGTTCTATCGATCCCATAAGTTCAAGAAGAAGGATCAAGGCAAACTGTTTCAGACGCTGACGACGTTGTAGGCAGATTAGACAGGTAGTCGATAAGCAACGGAACGTCTTCAACCGGAAGAATGAGCGTTCTCCTGGTCTGGAATGAGTGAATCTCAATCCCCCTGCGATCCCGCGAAATTGCGAGCCGATATTCCTTCGGCAACCCTTCAACCTGTACCATCACAGCTCCTTCCCGTCCGGGTCATACAGCTCGATGCTCACTTGATCCGGGTCGGACCATCGCAGCAGAACCGAGTATCCGTTTTGGGTACGTTGGAGTTTGTGGCGAATGTTGCTCCCAACGCATTTGCAAAGGGACGCTTTCAACTTACCGATCTCGTCGATCAGTAATCCCTCTCGCTGATGCGCCGCCGCAACCTCGCTCTTGGCTCGCTGCAATTCAAAACGCTTCTCGGCGTACTTCTCGGCCGCGGCCTTCAACTCGCATGCGCTCATCCGTCCCCCTACAATGGTGCCAAGCTCCCGTCCTCATCGAACACCTGAACGTGGGTGACATCGTGGGCCACCCCGCCCCGGACGATCAGCAGCGACCGGCCATCGCCAATTGGAACCAGCCGGCTCTTTCCGTGCTCGACGAACCCGGACAAATACAGCCGAGAATCATCCAGCCGTGCGTTGGTTTCCCGAACGTCCTTGTCGGCGGCGTCACGCCGGAACAGCGCGGCCTGACGTGCGATGGCCGTCTGGATGTAGTCGAAGGCATGCCGCTGCAAGTCGTCCGTGGACTCCGCTTTCAAGTCGTCGGGCATGTTGTCCCCTGCACAACACCGGTCCGGCAAAACAAAGCCCCGATGCGGGGCCTTGTGACCAGGAACTATTCACTGGTTTAGACGGCCAAGCCTTAGAGTGCGACCCAGCCGGTGCCGTCGCACCACAGCCGGACGACCGCCCCTTGGGTCGCGAGCGAGGTGGTATTGGCCCCGGTGGCCCCGACCTGGATGTTGTCGGTGCCGTTCCCCTTCACCGTCACGGCATTGGCCGAACTGTCCGACTTGTATATCCGATAGAACAGGTTCGCCGATGAGCTGGCAACCGGCAGCGTGATGGTGAACGCCGCACTGGTGGCATTGCACTTGGCGATGTGAGGCGATGCCGCGGTTAACGTCGCGGTCGTCGTGTAGGTTTGCCCGCCGATCAGCATTGCCCCGGTTGTGGACAGGTAGGCGCTGCCCGTCGGCGCGGCCGCGGGCTCGGCCCCGGCATTGATTCCGCTGGCAAAACACTGGCCATTCGCGTCCCGCTCCATGATGGCCGATGCGGTGTTGGCGGAGTCGCTCGGGATCGTGCCGCCCTGGTAGTTCAGCAATTGATGCATGGCTTTCCTTTAGTTGATGGCGTTGTCGTTGTTGATGCCCAGCGTCGGCAACAGTGAGATCCAAGCGGTGGCCTGGGTCAGGTCAAACACCGTCGAGGCGGGGATGATCCCCTGCAGCGCGGATTCCGGGTAAACCTTCTCGACGTGAACCGCGATGGGCACTTGAACGAAGTTGTTTCCGCTGTCGGTCTGGGCCTGGTACTCGACCCAGAGGTATTCCCACCCCTTTTTGGCGATGTCCTCGGGACAGTCGAAGTTCCCCACCTGGACGCTATCGTTGTTGGGGCTGGCGGAGAAGTTGAGCGTCAATTCCCAGTCCGCAAAGCCCGCCCGCTCCGATGCCTCGGCACCGAGAAACAACAGCTCCCCGGCCTTGAACTTGAGCACGACGCCGCGCACCTGGATCAGTACGTCGTCAGTGTTGACCTTGCCGGTGAGCGCGTACAGGTTGGCGACGTAGTTGGTGCTCATCTGCGTCGAGGGCACGTTGTACGTCAGCTTGAAATCGAACGTGGGAACGTGGATGTCCACGCCTTCAATCGAATCGGCCGTCACGCCGATCGACCCGCCATGGTTCGGGCCGTCGTCACCATCCGAGTCATAATCGGCGACGTGCTCCAAGGCGCAGGTGATGTGCTGGGTCCCGCCTCCGGTGGTGAAACTGAAATTGGCGTCGTTGGTCTGGCGGGTGCGCGTCGGCGATTCGTAGTGGCCGATGATCTCCCAAGTGAACGGGGCGATGCGGTTCCGGTCCAGATTGACCAGAATATTCCCCTGCGCGCTGATGACCGAAAAATTCTGGAGCGCAAAGAGCGTCACCGTCAACGGATCGTCCGCATTGTCGGCGGCTGTCCCCGTGACGATGGCCTTATATTCGTCGCGCGAATCCTTGCCGATCGAACCGGTGCCGCTCTCCCAAGCTTCTGTGATGCTCAGTGCCATGGGTCAGGTAAATGCAATGCCCCCGCGCTGGGCGAGTTCCACCAGCGCCTTGGTTGCCTTCTCGGTATTGGTGGCGGTCTTTTTGGTGGCGTCGACGATCTGTGTGACCGGATTGCCGCCGCCCAGCCCGAACGCCCCGGCAGTGTTGAACGTGCCCGCAACGGTCTGACGCGCCGCCGCACCCAACCCGGCAGCGGCGGCCGATGGATCAAACGGGTGATCCATGTCGAACTTGGGCGCCGTCAGGTCCCGCTCGTGGCGGGCTTGCGATGTCTGTTGGTTGAGAATCTCGTGAAGCCGCTTCTGTTGGGCATCCAGCTCGGCCTGCAACCGTGTGGCTTCCTGCCGGTCTTTCAGGTCGGCGGTCTGGTCTTCCTTAGTCTTGAGCGAATCCAGCGACTTCCGCTTGGCGTCGTACTCGGCCTGGATCGCCTTCAGTTGGTCGTTGAGTTGCGAATCGTTCTCGCGTTCCCGGACGCGGTTCTGGTTTTCGTCGTAGCCAGCGAACGTCTTGTAGGCAGCCTGACGCGCCTGGTCGGCCAGCGGCTTATTGATCTTCCCGCTCTTTTCAAGATCGTCAATCCGCTTTAACTCAGCCCGCAACGCCGAATTGCCGGTGGTCAAAAACGCCTTCTGGATCCACCCGGCGACCGTCTGGACGGTGCTGCGCCAGGCGTGCAGCGTCCGGGTCCAGATTTTCAGGAACCCTTCGGACGCCTTGTAGGTGGCGCTGAGGATGTCGGTCCCGATGTCGTTCCACGTTCGGCTGACCGCAGACTTAAACTGTGCCCAAAGCAGTTTTGCCTTGGCGATGCCCTTGGATGCCTCCAGCTCAATCGCGGTCCACAGAATCTTGGCAGCCAGTGACCAGTTGCCGGCCGCCAGGGCATCCCGAATGCCGCCGAACGCCTGTAGGGCATCGTCCTTGATCGAATCGAACACATCCGACAGGAACTTGCCGACAGTCGATCCGACCGACGTGAACCGGATCAGTGCGTATACTCCCGCCCCGATCGCCGCGACCACCAATCCAACCGGCGACACCGCAGCGGCAAAGACCGCACTGACCGCACCCATGGCCGCAACGATGCCGCTCATCGCCACACCAATCATGCTGAGCGTAACGCCCAGCGCGACCATCGCGGCGCCCATCCCGGCAATCCCGCCGGCAACCAGCAACGCGGCGACAAATAAGCCCTGGTGCTGGGCGATGAACTCGCGGACCGACTTGACCCCGTTGGTGATCGCCAGCGTGACGGATCGAAGCACCGGCGCCAGTGATCCACCAATGGTGAAGACGCCCATCTTAACCGATGCCCATAGGTCACTCAGCCGTTGCTCAAATTCGTGTGCGGCCTTGGCGTCGGTACCGCTCATCACCAGCCCAAGGTCTTCGGCCCGCTTCATCAGTGCGGCCATCCCCTGCGATCCGCCGTTCATCAGCGGCAAAAGTTCGGCACCGGCACGGCCAAACAGCTCCATCGCCAACGCCGATTTGAGCGTCGGGCTTTGCACCTTAGAAAGCGCTTCTGCAATCCGGATGAATTGTTGGTCGGGCGACAACTTCGCCAGGTCGGCTACGTTCAAGCCGAGCATCTGCAAGGCATGGACGGTTTGCTGGCTCCCTTCGCTGGCCGTCAGCAGCGTCTTGCTCAACCGGGCCGCAGCTGTCTCCAACGCCTCGAACGGGACGCCATTCTGTTCCGCAGCGTATTTCAGCTTCGACAGCATTTCGACCGAAACGCCCGTCCGCTCGGACGCGATCTGCATTTCGGCCCCCATCTTGGCGAACGCATCGGCGGCACCCAGTAGCGGCGCGGCCATCGCGGCACCGGCGGCAAAGACCTTCATGCCACTGGCGGTCAACGCCTGCCCCCACGCCTTGAACTTGCGGCCAATCTGGTCCAGACCCCTGGTCAGTGAGTCTTTCGTGAAGACTTCAACGTAGGCTCGACCGGCACGCACGCTTCCGCTGTCAGGCATGTAATCCAGTCCCAAAAGCGTCGGGGATGTTCGGCATTTCCTGTTTAAGTGCGGGTTGCATGAACGGGCGCGGCTCGATGTGGATCCGCTCCATCACGCCCTTGTGGACCACGGATTCGTCGCCGCCTTCTTCCAGCAGCCGGGGGATATCGCCCTGCTTGTATTTGGCCGGTCCGACTACAACCGATTTGGTTCGCGGGTCGTAGCTGAAGAAAAGCTTGTTCTTGAGCGACCCCTCATGAACGCTCGGCGGCTCGCCCGGACGGCTGTAGCGTTTCCGCCGACGCATCAGGCTGCGTGCGGCCGTGCGGATGAACGCACCGATCCGCGACAGGGATGCGCGTTCCTTCCGGTCCATCGCGTCGATGACGGGACGGGAGTCGAAGAACAGACCATCGAGCTTGAAACCGGTCATGCTGGCTTATCCCCGCCCGGCGACCTGCTTCCGCCCCCGATCAATCCACCGGACCGATGGGGCAGCGAATCGACGAAAACCGCCTTGAGAATCCGGAAGCCGACGCCGGACTGTGGATTGGTACTGGTGCGGGCCTTGAACGGGTCGAAGTCGGAAGGCTTGCTGGCCGGGGTTTGGGGACTCCGGTTCAGGTTGTACAGCAGCGACAGCAGGCACGACGTTCGACTCCATTGGTCCCGCTGACGTGCTTCAGCCATGCGGGCAAGCTGCCGAAGCGTCAATGGGCCTGGGTCGACTCCGACGATGCCGGCGAGTTGCCAGACGAGTTTGTCAGCAGCCGCCGCATCGACTCTTCCAGCTCCGGGCCGTCCAGTTTGCTGTTCGCGTGATCCAGCGCCATCCGTTGCAGCGTTTCCACCTTGGCCATCGCCTTGTTCATCAGTTGGCGACGGCCCGACGGGAAAAAATCGGCAAGGTCCGCAAAGAACGCCGCCATCGCGGATTCAATCGCATCGCCCGCCATGGCCCGACCAAACTGCTCATCGGTGATGCCCTTGTCGTTCGCCTGCGACTGGCACAGCACGAACAGCACGTCCACCAACAGGATCGGGTCGGTGGTCAGCCGGTCAATCAGCTTGCCCTCGACCACTTCCAACAGGTCCACATTCAATGCGGCGCGTACCCGCTTGATGGCATCGACGTTGATATCGATGCTCCAGTCCCTTGCGTCACGGTCCTTGAACAGGTGCATGACTGTCCCCTTTCCCGGTCGATTACGCTGCGATCCCGACAGCCGAGATGCGGGCGTTGGGCGTACCCGCACTGGATGTCAGGACAAACTGCTTGTTCGTCGAGCCGACGGCCTTGCCGGACACCGGCGAGTACAGGTGAATGTGCCCGCCCGGTTCAATCGGGTAGCTAAACCCGGTTGCGGCGCCGCTGAACCCCGTCCAGCCGTTCGACGCCGGCTGGCTAATCGTAATGGTGTTGGTTGGGTCGGTGTTCTCAATCAGAATATCCTTGATCGCACCACCCGACCCGCCGTTGGAAAAGTCTCGCGACTTGCCGTCGAGCCCATCGCCCGTCAGCGCAGTCAGGTCGATCGTCACACCGCCGGTGGACGTGGCGACGTTGAACGACACCGCGTGGTTGGCCTGCCCGCTTCCGGTCCCGTTGACCAGCGGGTTATTGACGCTGGCCGACTGGTGGAGGAAGTTTTCGGATGGAACCGCGACGGCACCGAACGTGTTTGACTCACCCGACTGGATCGAAGAGCTTGAGGTAGTGGTGTTGAGGGACATCTGCGGCTCTCTATCGGCTTCGCTGTCAGGCGAATGCTCGTTATGAAACGAAGGCGCATCTGGCGACGGTTCCAGATGCGCGGGGATCGGACTAATTATTCACACTGAACGTACTGCGGCGGGACGGCGCTGTCCGTGGGCTTCACCGTCACCTTCGCGATCATCTCGCTTTCGATCGGCTCATCGCGGTTAAACGCCATCACAGCAAAGTCGGCCCAGAGCCCTTCGCTGCTGGTACCGGTCGCGCAGGGACCGTCCAGCACGGCGAGCGCGATGGACGTGCCACCGGCGTACGCCTGCAACAGTGCCTGGAACCCGGCATCGCCGTTGTTCCACGGAATTTCAAAGTCGATGCTCGCTTCCTTCAGCGCCTGCCGACTCAGTTTCCACCCGCTGCCGCGATTCGACGTGTTGGCTTCGGTCGCTCCAAGGTTCAGCGTCACGTTTCGGACGGCATTGATGGTGGATAGGCTGGCCGGCGGCGCGGCAACATAAACCCCGTTGGTCGCGCTGCCCGCCCAAGCGGCGCGGGTTCCGGTGGTCATTCGGCTGACCGTGCCGTTCATGCCAAGTGAAATTTGGCTCATTGCAATTCCCCCGTTACTGGAAGATCAAACATGTCAGCGTCAGGACGGACGTAAACACCCGCAAGGAACGGAAGTGCTCATCCGACCAGAGTTGCGGATGGTCCACCTTCACGATGGTCGCGCCGTTCGATAGCGTCTTTCGCTCAAAATAGTCCGCGATGGCTTCGGCCAGTTCCTGGTACGGATCGATTTCTTTGGTGTCGCCGGTCGTGTACTTATATTGAACCGCGACATACACATCGATCTGCCGCTTTCGCGGTCCGCCCCGGCTGGCTGGATCGCAGGTCTTCTTGGGCGCCGTGACCATCACCCGGCCGCCGGCCGCCTTCAGTCCGTCGATTGAGTCGTAGAAGTCATAGCCCGCGTCCACCGACAAAAGCGGCGCGAACAGCGGCGGCTCTTCTTTCATCGCCGCAGCCAACGAACTGGCGACGGCATCGCGGGTATCGGTAACGACGCTCATTCCGTTTCCACTTGCGTCAATTTCGAGTGAATTCGAAGCAGGACGCCGAACGCATCGCCGGGCCGGTACGGTGGGTCCATCAGCGTGTAGGTCCGCTTCTGGCCGTCATCACCCGCGGCCGCAATCGTGTCCCCCTCGGCGGGCGTGAGCGCGATCCCGGACGCCACCAGATCGGCCCGCTGGATAATCCAATCCTGCTCGACCGCCTGCAGCCGCGCGATGGTCGAATCGTCAGTAACGTACGCCGGTCGTCCGGGCACGGCAGTCAGCGACACCGCGTTGGTGCCTTGGCTGTAGGTCACGGTCACGCCGCACACGGCCGCTTGCGCGGCCCACGCGGCGGCGACGGCTTGGGAAACCGCGTTCATTTAGAACCGGGGCAGGAGCGTGACGGACGCGGCCGAACAGTTACCCGGCGTATTGGCGGTCGTGGCTCGGATGCCCAAATACCGCAGGCCCGCATTGAGCCCGCCGGGCTGGAAGGGCAGCCGGAACCGGACGGTCGACGCGGCAGCACCAGCGCCACCCGCACCGGTCTGCACCAGCACGTTGTCGTAGATGAGCACCGGCGAAGACAGGTTGCTGCTCGCCGACATCACCACCGCATACGACACGGTCGCAGCGTTCGGAAGCTGAGTCACGGTCAGGGCGGGCGCGTCAATCTCCCACTCCATCACTTGTGCGTTGTCGGCGTACGCGCTGTTGCCGGTATCAATGGAGCTGGTGTAGGTCGCCCCAGCGGCAGCCGGAAGGGCGCCCGTCACGGTCAGCGATGCGTCGGTTGCGTAAGGTTGCATGTTTCGGTTCTCAGGTTGAAGAAAGCCGGGGCGGGTGGAGTCGCGGGAAGGCCCGCCCCGGCCGTGTGGGTCCGTTAGAGCGCCAGTGTTTCGGTGTTGCTGATGGAGTCGGTCACGGCGATCGGCACGCCCTGGTACTCCGTCGGCAGCGGCGCCAATGTGGCTTCCTTGCCGCTCACCTTCTGGTTGCTGTTGCCAAACAGCGTCACGGTACGCGACTTCTGAAGCTGCTTGCGGGCACGCCGGTTCATCAGGATCAAATCCGGCTGAACCCCAACTTCAAAGGTCGAGAACAGCTCGGCCAGCATGTTGTCATTGAGCGTGTGCCCGCTGTCGTCGGTGATCTTCTTGATACGACCGACGCCTCGTAGCGAACCGACTTGCAGGCCAGGGTAGGCCAGGATTTCCTGCACATACCCCGTGTACCCATTGTTATTGGAATCGGTGAGTCGCTGGATCATCACGTCGGACAACTTCAGCTCGCCGTCTTTCCCGAAAACCCACTGGACGTATTTCTCCCCGAACTTGATCGCCCACACGCTGGTCGCGGTGTTGTCGGTGGTGCCGCCGGCGTCGTACTCATAGACGTTTCGTTCATAGGCATCGAGCAGGCCGGGAAAGCCGTTGGTTGCGGTCGAGTTGACGTATGTAGTGCGCTGTCCATAGTAAAACTGTTTGGACAACGTCTGCATCGCCGCTTCCATTACACCCTCGGCCTCATAGGCGAGGAATGCGGCGGCACCGTCCTCATGCCGATCAGCGACCGCCTTATCGACTTCGATGCGCGGGTCGAAGATGTAAGTGTCGACCAGCCGGTTCTCATAGGTGGACTTGCTCGATGCGACGCCCTGGTTGGCCTGCCGGAACCCAGCGGTCGGCAGCCCAGTGCGCACCCACGTCTTGTAGTTCAGCCCCTTGATGGTCCGGGCCGCAACCATGGAGATTTCCGGGTGGGCCTTCGTCGTCTCATCGATCAGCCCGACGATCGGATCAGAGCCGTTGGCCTTGGCGATATCGAGTAGAGTGGTCACTGCCATGTTCGTTGCGCCCCCCCTTGGGGCGGGAAAGAGATAAAAGGTGGCGGGGGTTAAACAGCGACCCCCGCCCCTCGAACGGAAAGAGGATCGTTACTTCTGTTGCGGGATTTTGATGCCAGCCGCGTACTTCTGAAGGTTCGGCGACAAGTTGCTGAACTTCTTCTGCGCTGGTGCCGTCTCGCCCTCAGGAGCGTCGAAGCTGGCCGCCTCATTGCCGCGGTCGATAGCGGCGAGCTTCGCCTTCAACTCGGCATTCTCGGCTTTCACCGCATCCAACTCGACCTTGTGGGACGCCTTGAGCGATGCGATGAATTCCTGAGCCGCAGCCGCAATCGGCTTCTTCTCAAGGAACCACCGCGCGCCGGAATCGCCGAACGCGGCGATGTAGTCGGACGCCTTGAGCGACGCCTTATCTTCCTGACCGTCGCCCGGTTCCTGTGGCTCGGTATCGCCCGGAACGGTGTCACCTTCGCCATCCGGGTCCAGCACCTTGGCACATCGCTGGGCTTCGGCGCTGCTGGAACGCAGCGACTTGGCCGCGCGGGTCGCCAGCGACTTCATTTCGTCGTCGCCGTCCTCGTCCATGGCCGTGTAAGCGTCCATGGTCTTGCGGGCCTGGTCCCGATGATCGCTGGCCGACTTGATTGCGGCGTTCAAATGCGATTTCACATCTTCCGCCGTCGGCCCGTTGTTGTCCTTCTCAGACTTGGCGTTGTTCGCCATTGTTTGGTTCTCCGGTGCAACAGCACTCGTTACGGTGAGGGCGGCGTCCAGACTGGACACCACCGCATCCACTAGGTTCATCTGTTTAGACGGCTCGCCTAGATATGCCCGCCCATCCGCGACCGTCACGACATCGGCGGGCTTCATCTTTCGCCCGGTCGCCACTGCCGCGACGAACTGCTTAAAGAGTCCGTCGACGATCCGGCGCGTGTCGGCGATCAGGTCGTCCGTCACCTTCCCGTCGGCGCCCAAACCCTTGAACTGCCCACTCGCCACCAGCGTCAGATCGATACCGACGTCCTGGTAGGCTTTCGACAGGTCCGCGAGTACAGAGTAGACGCCAATGTTGCCGACTTCGGATTCCGGGCGGCAGACGATCTTGGTAGCCTGACTGGCAATCCAGTAGGCACCCGAGCAACATAGGCCAGACACGTAGGCGATGACCGGCTTCTGTTTCGCGGCAGCCGCGACCGCGTCGGCCAGTTCGACCGAGCCATTGACGAACCCGCCGGGGCTGTCGATATGCAGCAAGATCGTTTCGACACTGTTGTCGTCGATCGCCTCCCGCAGCGCGTTCATCACGTCATAGGCGGGACAGAATCCCATGTAGCGGTCAGCCCACGTCGGGTATTTGGTCAGCACGCCGATCAGGTTGATGACCGCAACCTTGCCGCCCTCGGTCGTCAG